TCTTCAATTGCAATACCTTTACGGCGAAGGTCAATGACCTTTGCAATCTGTTCCACAATACCTGAAGGGTCTTGTCCTTGCATAGCCATATTTGGGATTGCTTGTGCTAAAGACGCTAGCGATGCTGATAGTGAATCACGCATTCGCTCTATATCAATGCGCTCTTGTTCACCTGAAACATTCATGCTCCATGGTAACTCTCGCATGATAAAATCACGGGATACTAAATTGGCTTGCAAAGCCTGTAGGGAGAAGATAAGTGCACGTGATGGGTCAAGTCCAGCCATAAGTCCATAACGAACCTGAATGGTGTAGTCACCATTGATATCTTTTGCTGGGTCATACTTGAATTCGTAGGGTGCACCATTGAAAGTTCCGCGTTGCTTCTTTTCGCCTGGGAATAATTTCTCATCCATCTCAAAGCAAAGAGCAATAACTTCTTCAAGTGATTCACCGATAATCATTTGCATAGCCTTGATTTGAGAATCAAAGCCACCCATAAGGGCTTGTACACCAGAACCAGTAACAACACTAGCATCAATGTTTCCAGAGCGACCTTCAGGGTAACGTGAACCCATGCGCATTTCTGTTTCAAGAATCTGTTGTTCGGTAAATGCACCAGTAGGTAGTTCTAGACCTACACGGCGTACGCCTGCAGGATTGTTAGTGCGAAGAATAGCATCCGGACCGAATGCAAATTCCTGTAAATCTTGGGGAACGACAAGTGGAGCCTGTACAGATTTTTCTGCTGCTTCCATTGCCAAAAGGGAAAAGCGTGCTCGTGCAATCTGCACCCATAGCACATCGTCAAATTGACCACGTGGGTCATCTACGTCAATACCTGGTCTGCGAGGTACGACAACAGATAGTTTGCCTAAAGGATTCTTTGCTTTACGCAACACCAACGAGTCACGCTGTGGCAGGAACATGACGATTTGGTCTTTATCCTGATAGTGCATGACATCTAGTTCGGTGTTTAGGTCTTGGTTTTGATAACCAAGTTTACCTACGATAAGTGATTCGTATTCTGGAAAATCTACAATGAGTTCCCGAATAGTCTTCAAGTAACGCTTTGTGTATGATACGCACTTTCCATAGCGGTTGTACTCCGGGTAAGCACCCATTGGGTTTTCTATACGGATACGTGGCATACGAGCCTCAAAGTCAGGCTCTACAACAATGGGCATGTAGGCGTATGTAAAAGCCCAGTCCGCGCCAGTGTACATCTGGGTCTGCAACCCAGAATTCTGAACATAGTTATTAGCAATCATGCTTCGCTTTTCCGAAGCCTTGCGAGCAGAATCACTTGTGCTGTTAATTGTTGAGCAGTTAAACGATGGAAGTGGGGCTAGGGTTTCTGCTAAGTCACGAGCAACAACGTCAACAAAGTTAGCAATCATTGGCTTAGAGATTCCCTCAGGGAACATATCTGGAGCCACGGATTCCATGTTACCACGACGAACCATAGTGATGTCGCGCATGCGCTGGTCACGACCAGAGTAACGTTCCTGCAAGGACAGTACCTTGTTACTGATTTGTTCGATAGTTAACATTGTAACCCTAAATGTAGATTATAGATTGTTCTGCAGCAAGTTCGTCTAAGTCAAAGACCATACGTTGCTCTTCATTGCGACGTGTCGCGTACCTATTGTAGGTATGGTAGATACGGCTTCCCGATTGCTGAACAAGTTCTTTTGCTCGCAATTCACAAAACCATAGTGCCATAACGCAGTCGGTCTTATTCTTGGTATCTGGCTTCCAGGTAATTAACTGGTTAACCAGAGCCTTGATGTGTTCATTAGTATTATCTGGTAATTCAATAAGGTTATCGCCTTGGTGCTTACCCTCGCGGATAGAACCAAATAGCCCTGACATACCAGCAACGCCAAAGTTTGTGTCCCACTTGTTCTTACCAGTAAATTGCTCACTGAATCGGACACCCCGATTGGCAAGCCACATGCGGAGGTCTTCATCCAGCGCGAAGGCTTTTTGGAACGCATTGATTTCAATACGTATTTCCATCGGGTTATACTTAGTAACCCATTCTTCAATGAGGTTACGAATCTTTGAGGGAGTAGGCTCTGTCATGTTAAACACATCTAGAACCATACGTTCACCTGTTTGCCGTTCTACGGCATAGGCTACCATAGCAGAGTTACCTACCATGGCTGGGTCAAATCCTAGGATAGTTACCCATTGTCCATCTCGTGGATGTCCTGGAGTACCGGGCTTGATAGTACCAGGCTTACGCATGCGATTGATGCTCGCGTTAACAGAGATGAGCGGAAAGATTGCGTCTTCTTCCACATCTTGTTGCTGGTATACAAGAGCCCAAGTAGAAGGGTTAACTTCACTGCGGCGGTGGAATAGTCTTTTGCCATCCCACTTTGGGTAGTATCCATCTTTATCCTGTACTAAAAGTTCTGCATCGTATTGGGGGTCTGCCCCATCCCATACACGGTCTGAGCGTGGCCAGAGGGTTACCCAGTCTTGTGGCTTGTCCGCGTACTCCAGAACCGCTGGCATAGCCAGGTAGGTGAATGGGGACTTGTCGCCAGACCAGTTATCTGGGTTTCGTATCTCTTTGTATAGGTCAATAGAGGATACACGGGTACCTGCAATAACTAGGGTACCGGTAGCACCCACACGGGTGATAACCATCTTCTGTAGCCAGTTAAGTTGCTTTTCCCATTCATGGGCGTTGGTAGTGGTGATAACGTCATCTAGGATGATGAGGTCCGCGCGAGTACCGTAAATCTGCTGACCCATACCAATAGCCTGTACGGTAGGGTCTTTCTCGCCAGAGTCGCGCTCTAGATAGATTCTATCCTGAGTCCACTGGTCTGCGGTGGCTTGGTAGCCGCCAGCAGGTCCGTAGACGGATTGTAACTTAGCCCACGCTGGCTCAGTAAGCCTTTGCTTAATGGAGAACAAGAACTCCTTGGCGCGAGCCTGAGTCTGGGATACCACAACAATACGGATATTTGGGTCCATGGCTATGCGGTAAGTCGCGTAGCCTACAGTTAGAACTGTGGACTTGGCATGCTCAGGGGGTACGTTAATAAGCAAGCGGCGGCGATTTCCAGGCTCAAAGGTCATGGACTCATGAATCCAAGAAGGCTCGTTACCCTCAAGAACGTCAATCCAAGACTGATGGTGGGGGAATACCTCTGAGTTCAGGAACTCCTTGGAGAACGTGGCGTAGTCAATATTCTTGCCAGAGGCTAGGGTCTCGCCAAATAGTTTATTAGATTCGGTCCGCGCGGCTTCTAGGCGCGAGGCAAACTTTCCATCTCGGAGCCATGTTTTTAGCGCGGGCAGTTTACGCCCCGTTAATCCTAAGGCGGTATGTTCATCAATACCGGAGGCTACAGAGGCTAGGAACGCAGCCTGGTCCTGTTCGCGCCGTACTGTGAAGTGATGGTTCTCTCCACTCTTGGCAGACATAATAAACCTCGTAAAAACTAGACAATAAAAAACACATATAAAGCATCTCGCCAGGCGATGCGTTTTAACTACATTCTGTGTCCCAACAGGGGACACTAATAATATAAAACCATACACTTATACTAACCCCATTATGGTATACCCCGTAACGCATAGGTGTTAAAGTATTTTTATGTGACTTGTGTCACATGAGAAAAACCCTTGTAACATAAGACATCCGCACCAATAACAGCACGAAAAATTATGAGAGAGTCATGGTGGGGTGTGCGGAGGTCGGTTTAAGCACTGGGGGTCAAGTTGCTTAATGGGAATGGTTCTCAATAAATAAAGGCATCTTTCGATGCCGTACCCCCGCCCTATTGGGCGAGAGATAGGGGGAAAATTATTAAGTGACCCAAAGGGCTAGGGGTGATTATCTGCCCCAGGTAATCGGGGGGAATTGGGGGGAATAGTTGCCGGTAATCCGCCCCAAAAAAATCCGCCGCATCCCTCAGACTTGCCCTAACGTTACCGTTAGACATAAGGGAATTGCCCTGACTTGCGCATAGCGGGAACTTGTGCCTACAATGGGGGTAACGCAGTGACAGGGCTTGTAACTTGAAAATTGAATAGCGCGCATAGTGACCCTAGTTGGGTAACTCTTAACCAAATTGGTTAGGGGTTATTCATCTAGGAGGATGAAATGAACAAAAAGCAACAATTGCTAGAGATTGCGGTTAAAGCCGTAATCGAGGCACGCGAGGCAGATAAGGCACTAACCGAACTATTAGCCGCAACAGATAAGGCAAGCGACAAGGCAGTAAGTGCTGTCGAAGTTGCTTGCACTGCGTCTTACAAGGCTAGCCTTGCTGGCGTAAGTGGCGTAGAGATTGCCAAGTTGGCTGGCGTAAGTGAAATGACCGTTTCCCGATACATCGCATCGGGCAAGGTTGCACACCAGACGGACAACAAGGTTACGGCAACTAAGGTTAACTCGGATTTGGGCAACAAGTACATGACCATAACCGAAGTTAAGAATGTCGAGAACGCGAGCCAGTACAGCAAGTTAGTTAAGGCTGGCAAGGATGCTAAGGCAGGCAAGACGGCTAAGGCAGAAAAGCGCGAACCGCTTGATGTAGTTGCAAGTCATGTCGAGGCAATCGGCAAGGCAATCGCATCAGGCAAGGTAACGCTTGACCAAGTCACCGAATTATGGGTGGACATGGTTACAGGGTTAGAGGCTGCAGAAATCGAAGAAATGCAGGAAATCTAGGGACACTAGAGAGAATACCCCCCGAGAAATCGGGGGGTATTTTTTTTGTCCAAGTTCCGGCAGCAATCCTAACGTTACCGTTAGAGATTTATTTGCTGATGTATTACTGATGTATTACTGCCCCATCACTGGTGCATTACTGGTGTGCTGCTGGATTACGGGTGCATTATGTTTCGCATTACTGGTGTGTGGCTGGCGTATTACTGGTGTATTGCTGGTAAGTGGCTCAAGTTGCGAACAAACCCATAGGCTGGTAGACTTGACGTAGTCAAGGTGATAATCATCTCGACCTCTAACGGTAACGTTAGATTAACGAAAGGATTTAGCAGATGCTAGATTTGATTACTGATGAAAGGCTAGGCTACATCGTGAGTAAGTTGTGGTCAGACTATGTAAGGGGACTCATCTCTATTGAGGAATTCAATAGAGAAGTGTTCGTTGAAATGCTCAAGGCTAGAGGTGACCGCTAATGAGTAAGGCACAACGTAAGCGCAACCGTAAGGTGCGTAACCTGCAACGTAATCAGGGGCGCATTGACCGTGAGCAACGCGAGCAATCAATCAGGAATAAGATACTGAACCGTAACTATTCCCCGCGTCACCCATCCGTAGCGAGCAACCCTGAGTTTCTAAGGTTACTCAATGGCTAAGGGCAACGGAATACGGGGTATCCGTGGGGATAAGGTGCGCACTAATCAAGTGCAACGCAGTGCCTCTTATGTGTCAGTGAGGAATACTGCTAAGGTGCAGTTGCGAACCACTGGTAAGTCTAGTAAGATACGAGTATCGTACAATGCTGAGGCTATTGCCAAGGCGTTGTCGGCAATGAGTAACGGTAACGTTAGGAGTTAAGATGAACATCAAAGTTCTCAAGCGTAAGCAAGACATTTACATCTATGCTTACTACGAAACGGTCGAGGGTTCAGGGGCTATGCTTAGCCAACTGTTCACCTTTGACTGCGCTAAGTGTGGCTATGCCCATCAAGAGGGTACTCGGCTACTGTCAGACACTGTAAAGCAGATTGCTTTACATAAGAATACGCACTAGGAGAAATCATGCGTACTACATGGAAAGAAATGGTTGCCTTTCTTAACGATTGGCGCGACTACCTGAATGGACTCATACCTGCAAGCCATGCAGATTTGGGTTGGTCCGGTACTGATAGCGATACCCCTATCTATGATGAGTTACTCGTTGAGTGGCACAACAAGAACGGGTACTCGCCATTTATCCCACGATTGGGATACGAGGAATCACGATGAACCTACAAGAATGGATACAGCAACTTGTCGGCAACACATGCCAACACGTTGGATGCAACGTAACCAAGTGGACACGCGAGCCAATGGATTACTTATGCGAGGCACACAATATGGATAAGAAAAGAGGTAAGTAGTATGGATAAATTAAAACTATCTGAAGTGTTATGGCACGATGATTATATCGAGTGGCACGCCTCAGATTTGTATGAGTGTGGCTACATCTCTAATCAAGATGAATGGGAAAACTTTGCTAAAGTTATGAATGATGTGGCTATGGAGTATTTCTCAGAGAAAGCACACGAGCAGGACATGTTCAATCTTGAGCGGTTTGCTATCGACCTAGAAAACTATGAGTTCCCTGAACTCATGGATGCCCGTGACTTTCCCCATGGTGAGGTTTAGCATGGCTAAGGCACACATGACTGCGCTTTACTGGTATCAGATTGAACTTGATAAACTAATCAAGGTCGGCTATGCTAGTGGAGAAGCACACAAGATACTAAAAGATAGGCTTGCCACTATGACCTCAATCGAGTGGTGGGATGAAGATAACAACAACCTAACGTTACCGTTAGAAAAGGAGGCACTCTGATGAGTGAGATAGATACAACATCTCTCGATGTTGATACCGATGAAAGGTCAGTCGAATGTTCGTATGATGGATGCGACACAATGATTGACCTAGATAACGACACATTCGCATTGGATAGCAGTGAGAATGCACACTGTGACTACCACATATTCACATGTGAATACTGCAGTGAAAGCCATGCAGATGTTGACCAACACCATTACTACGGCAGTTACTGCGCACCATGTGGTAACAGAATGTTTACATGTGAAAGATGTAGCGATGTCGAACACGAGAACGACATGTATCGTGTGAGTGGTGACCTATGGTGTCACGATTGTTGGGATGACCACTCTCGACACTGTGACAGATGCGACACCGACTACAACCCAAGAAATGGTAGGTGTTGCGAGGGTGGACATGACGTGCAGGACTACAGTTACAAGCCGTATCCTCAGTTTCACTGGGTAAAGAATGACCCAGACGCTGACCGCCATGTATTCATGGGCTTTGAGTTGGAGGTAGAGTCTGACGAGAGTGAGTACGGTGGTCCGGCATATGTTCATGGCATACTCGGTGACACTGTGTACTTCAAGGAAGACAGTTCACTTGATGACGGCTTCGAGATAGTCACGCATCCAATGACACTAGCCTATGCACACAGCATGGACTGGAGTTGGGCGCAGGGATTACTGGACATGGGCTATCGCTCATGGGACAGGAGTACCTGTGGCTTACATGTTCACGTTGATAGGCGAGCATTCACTGGTCGCTTGCATCAGTACTCATTCTCGTTGCTACTGATGCGCAACAAGGCTTTGTCTTACCTAATTGCAGGTAGGCAAGGTAACTCGTACGCATCCTTTGACAGGGATAACCGCTTGGAAATACCCAAGCACATAAAGGGTCAACGCAATAATGCGCAACGGTATTCTGCCGTCAATGTACTACCAACATCTACCCTTGAGGTGCGCATGTTCAGGGGTTCACTAAAGAAAGAACGCATACTCGCTGCACTTGAGTATGTGCATAGTGCCGTGGAGTATTCACGCGGTGCTAGGTCAGGTGTCGGTTCTGAGGAATATCTAACAGCACCTGCATTTATCCAATGGCTACGGGTTCGCAAGGACTTGTATCCGAATCTATTAAGTTATGTAAACAAATCAGTCGAGTTCGGCTTTAGTGAGAAGTACTACACTTCTCAGAATAATGGAGAGTAATTATGTGTATGTTATGTGTATCCCTTCCAGGGTCACGCCCAACCCGTGAGCAATTAGAGATTGCTTGCTACAACAACAGTGATGGCTTTGGCTATGCTGTACATCACGGTGACCACATTGTGGCTGGTCGTGGTATGAAAGTCGATGTAACCATTGACAGATTCTTTGCTGAGTTAGATAAGAATCCCAATGCTATCGGCATGTTCCATGCTCGTCTCACGACACATGGTACGACACACGTGGAGAACAATCACCCATTCAGGGTTGAGGGTCGCAAAGATATTGTGCTAGGTCACAATGGTATGCTGCCTATCACACCCAAACCTGGCGACAAACGCTCAGATACCCGTATCTTTGCTGAGGATTTGCTACCTAACATGGGTGTCGATGTACTCGATGACCCTGTCTACTTCAAGCAACTAGAGGATTGGGCTAAAGGTAGTAAGATTGCAATCTTGAGTACCTCACCTGACCTTGAGCAAGAGGTGTACATCCTCAACGAGAAAGATGGTCATTGGGTTGACGGTATCTGGTGGTCTAACACCTCGTACAAGTCACGCAGTTACTGGTCATACGGCAGTACCGGTAGTTACTACAACGGCTATGCATCTAAAGAGGACTTCGACTTGTTCGAGAACGATAGGAGCATCCTGCTATCATCTGACGAATTGATAGATGATAACGGTAACGTTAGAAGTATCTATGATGTGTGCTTCCATTGCTATTCACAGTTACGAGAGGATGATTATGAAGAGGGTATGTGCGTGTCGTGCAACACCTGCATAGATTGCAATGAGCATGCGGCACACTGCATGTGCTACACACCTAACAAAGGTAACAGTACTGTTAGAAGTAACGACTACTGGTGGAAGCAAGAACAAAAGGAACAACAACTAGAGAAATTGGATTGGTAATATGGCTAAGTACAAAGCAACAATGGTACTCAAAGAGTACTATGAACTAGAGATAGAGGCAGACTCTTATGAGGATGCCGTTGATATAGCAAATGACACTGATGTCAGCGACTTTATTGAAACTAATATTGTTACAGAGCAGTTCGATGTAGAGGAGATTGAGCAAGATGACTGATACAATTAAGATTACATATCAGGTTGAGTATTTCCATGACGAGATACTCAAGGAAATGCTAGACAGTGGTGAGTATGGACTAGGGCATTACCCCATAACAGACGATGCCATTGTACACAATGCACTAAACAAGTTTGTTGTGATGAGTGGTGGTATCCCTATGATTCCGGCATCCCTTGACCAAGTAGGTATCCTTACGGTGGAGGATGATAGAGGTAGGATTCTCTACCAATTTCCAGGAGTCAACACACTAGCAGAGAGGGAGGATGACCATGACACACGGACATTCGAGTAGTAGGCATGGGGTTTACGTGGTTGAAGTGCCTGGAGCACCTCAAACTATTGTAAGAAGAGTAGATAGTAGGGAACTCATATCTAGAGATGGCTCTGGTTACCCAAAGTCTATGCCTAGCCCACGTAAACGTCAGAAGATGAGTGAGTTGGTGCTTGAGTTACCTGACTTCGAGAATGCATCATGCAAGGGCATTGGGCATAAGGCTTTCTATGATGATGGCTTAGAGGTTGAGGTTGCGATAGACCAAGACGACACAATCTGGTGGTCAACCAAACCAGTGCAGCACGCATACCTAAGACGTATGTGCCTATCATGTCCAGCGGTGCAGGAATGCAGGGAGTGGGGCATAGCACGTGAGAAGTATGGGTTCTGGGGTGGTATGACTGCCACAGAACGTGCATCAGAACGTATCATACGTGGCATTACGGTTAATGAGATAGACTATCAAGTACACATTGGAAGAATAGAACAGAGAGAGGTTGGAGATGGTATCTATGAGTCAAGGTAGTTTGCATGGTTCAGGTTGGTACACTAGCGATAGAAGCGATGATTGGGATTGCCCTGAGTGTGGTATCGAAGTCATTGACATAGACGTACCGGCAGATGATGACGGTACTACTGTTAGTTATTGTCCTGAATGTAACTATGAGATGATTATCACAGATGAGCAACGCCTTAACTGGGGTACTGACTATGACAGCGAGCAAGACTATGGAAGATAACAGCCCATTGTTTCTGCTCGACATGACAGATGAGTTCAGGGAGGAAGCAGGTATGTGGTGGAACGAGCGAGCGCACCCTGCCCTCAAGATGTTGGTTGTATCCGCTGCATACTATGAGCATCTAGCGCATGACGTAGTACACGCTGACGAATACCTTAGAGAGGTGACTGATGAAATGGATTAACATCGCATCATACATACTCAACTTCATATTGTTGGTTGCTGTATCAAATGCTAAGGCTACCATAAATCGTTATGAAAGAGTTACAAGAATGTTAGGAATCAGATGAGAACAAGAAAGAAGGAACTCGATGCAATCTCAGACACACTGTCACGACCCGCCGAATCCGTAGATGATTTAGCCAAAGACGTATGGGAATTGATAGACTCATTTCGTAGGGAAAGAGACGTATACGTGGTAGGTGTTAACTACCAAGGCGTAGGACAATTTCTCTTTGGACCTTACGAGTCACAGGCTATAGCAACCAAAGACTTCGAGGGTCGAGGTAACATACAGGCACTCAAGAAAGGTGATGTGGCTAAGGTATTCAAGGTGCTTGCACCTAGTAAAATCTTTGACGACACGCCGATACAAGGTGATTTGTTTGACACGCGATAACAAAATCACTAATATCATATATAGTACTATAAAAGAAACCCCTTAAGGGTTTCTAGTTATAGTTGTTCATTACTCTCCTAGTGATGAGTGGTGGGTATGTTCCTAGTGCGTACTCACCACCACAAGGCAGCACCAAGTGGTCAACAGATGATGAGGGGAAGCATCATCTGATTGTTCGGGTGCAATCCCTGTTGCTGCCACGCAAGGCTAACAGAAAGGACACAAGATGTCTGTGAAAATAAATGGATATGACTTACCAAGTCACATCTCATACTCACAACTAACCACATGGTTAGATTGTGGTTGGAAGTACTACCTATCACGTATTGTCCAGTTGAAAGAGGATGGTTCATGGTGGTTAGTAGGAGGTTCATCAGTTCATGAGGCTACTGAAGCCTTTGACCATGCCATGTACCAAGAGGTGGGCAAATGATTGAAGCAGCAGAGCCAGCATTTCTGGACAAGGTGTGGAAAGATACGTGGGATAAGGTTAAAACCGCTCACAGTGCCTCTACGGGGCAGGAAGAGGCACTCTGGCGCAAGGCAGGGCGCACCACTAAGGCTAACCCAGACGGGGAAGACGAAACGTGGTGGTTCTCAGAAGGTCGCAACATGCTGGACTCATGGGTACAGTTCCGGACTGGTCAACTAGGCTGGAGTATCTGGACTACACCTGACGGTAAGCCTGCTATTGAAATCTCAATGACCCCACACATGGGTGATGTGCCAGTCCAAATGGGCATTGACCGTGTGATGGTGACACCAGATGGTGAATTAGTTATTGTAGACTTAAAGACTGGCAAGTACACACCATCCTCAGACTTACAGTTAGCACTGTACGCTGTTGGTATGGAGAAGACATTTGGTATCCGACCAAAGTATGGTACTTACTGGATGGCACGTAGTGGTACAACATCACCACTGATTGACCTAGACTTCTACACTAAGAACATGATAGAGAAAATAGTTAATGACTTTGACAGGGCGCGTAAGGCTGCACTGTTCATCCCTAACTACAATCACTGCAAGATGTGTGGATTTAAGACAGAATGCGAATGGAACAAGGAAGGAAAGTAATGACTGAGAAAAACTATGTAGTCAATGTCAAGACAGCAAAGGGTACTATCATCACAGCACGTGGAGATAGTGCAGAGGAACTAATCGAGAACATCGAGCAACTTGTTAAGCAAGGTGCAGCAGATGTTATTGCAACACTAGAAGCAGTGCTGACAGGTACGCCACCGGTATCACCCAGTAACAGCGCAATCGATACAGTGGTTAATGCGCTAGGTGGCACAGTGGTAAGTGAAGCACCAGTAACTACTGGCTTTGCGCCAGTACCACCACCAACCAGTACACCACTGCCTACATCAGCAGGTCAGGTATCATGTTCACATGGTTCAATGATTGGTCGTAAGGGTAACGGTGCTAAGGGTGAGTGGAAGGGTTACTTCTGCCCAACACCTAAGGGTACGCCAGACCAGTGTCCACCACAGTGGCTCACCAAGAAAGACGTTGCTTGGAATAGCATCTAATCTAATCACTACCTAGGAGATAACATGAAGACACTAATGAGAGCAGTAGGTCGCCCCGATATAGGGGGCGAGCCTATGCCACCAGTGTTTCGTGCATTCGATGATAACCAAATCATCTTCCGTAGGGCAGAGGTCAGCATGATTGCAGGTCAGCCAGGGGCAGGTAAATCCACACTTGCCCTTGCGCTGGCCCTGCGCATGCAAGCACCGACCTTGTACCTATCAGCGGATACCAATGCACACACTATGGCAATGAGATTGTACTCAATGATTACTGGTAATTCACAATCAGAATCAGAGAGAATAATTTCAGAGAATCCAGAGCAAGCCAAGCAAGCACTAGCCCAAGCATCACACATCTACTGGTCATTCGATTCCAATCCCGGACTTGGTGACATTGATGATGAGGTAACAGCAATCGAAGAATTGCTAGGTGAATCACCTGCACTAATCATTGTTGACAACCTCATGGATGTGGCGATGGATGGTGGCGAGGAGTTTGGTGGCATGCGTTCAGCAATGAAGGAGTTGAAGTATCTTGCAAGAGATACCAATGCGGCTGTGCTTGTACTGCATCACACTAAAGAATCCTACAACGCAGACCCATGCCCACCACGAAGCGCAGTACAGGGAATGGTTAATCAACTACCAGCACTCATCCTTACAGTCGGACAACACCAAGAAATGATGGCTGTTGCCCCTGTAAAGAATCGTTATGGTAAGGCTGACCCATCTGGTAACTCACCAGTGTGGTTACGATTCAACCCTGAGTACATGTACTTGGCTGACCTAGAGGAGGCTAGATGAGAAGAAAAAGGATTAAGTGTAAGCAATGTCATCAAGAGCAAGAACCAACTACAATCTTTATTCACATAGTTGAGTGCGATAAAAACATTAGACATTACGCTAAGCAACTCATTGCCGAACTGGAAAGAGAACTACGTGAGTAAGAGCAAGCAAAAGGGTACTGCTGCAGAAACCTCTGTAGTTAACTGGTTAGTTAGTAAGGGGCGTAAACATGTGGAAAGACGAGCATTATCTGGTCTTCTTGACAGGGGCGATATTGCTGGTATTCCTGGTCTTGTTGTAGAGGTAAAGAACCATCAGCGCATGGAACTTTCAGCATGGCTCAAAGAGTTAGACGTTGAGATGCATAACGACAAGGCAGATACCGGTGTAGTAATACACAAGAAGAAAGGTACTACCGATGTTGGCTTGTGGTACGCCACAATGCCAGTGCATGGATGGTATAAACTATTGGAGGAAGCAGGTTACTAGGTGGAGAAGCACAGCATACTTGCAGTGCTTGAGCATTACGGTGGGTCAATCTACCGTGAGCGCAGCGGATGGCAGAAACTTAAGTGTCCATTCCACGATGACTCGCATGCATCAGCCACTGTTAACATAGAAGAAAACGCATTCAATTGCTTTGGGTGTGGCATTAAAGGTGACACTTACAAAATCATTATGGAGAAGGAAGGAATAGAATTCCGTGAAGCAATCAAGGTCGCAGAAGGAATCACTGGGCAAAGCAGTAGTACATTACGCAAGGTACATAGCGGAGG